TCATGACGGCCTGACCGTCCCGTAGATCGCGGCCAGCGCGTCCCGCCCGGCGGCCAGGTCGTCAGGGTTGGCGTGGACGTACTGGCTCATGGTGAACGCGCCCGAGTGGTGGCCCGCCCAGGCCGCGATGATCGATACCGGGACGCCGGCCTTCTCCATCAGCGAGCACGTGGTGTGCCTGGACTCATGCAGCCGGATCCGCCGGACACCAGCCCGCTGGGCCACCCGGTGGAACTCGTCGGAGTACCACTCCGGATGCACCGGCCGGCCCAGCTCGTCGGTCACCACGTAGCCGCTCGCCTCGTACGCCGGCGCGGCAGCGGCGCCCTCGGCCATCTGCCGCTTGCGCAGCTCGGCCAGGGCGACCACCACGGCATCATCGAGCGGCAGCGTCCGGATCGAGTTCAGCGTCTTGGCCGCCTTCTCGATGATCTCCCCGGCGACCAGCACGCGGGCCCGGGACACGGTCAGCGTCCTGGCCTTCAGGTCGACGTCGGACCACCGCAGAGCGGTGACCTCGCCGCGGCGCAGCCCGTACAGCGATAGCCACCAGGCCGCGTGCAGCCGGTCCCTCGCCGCCTCGGCCAGGAACGCCTGGACCTCGGTCCCAGTCCATGTCTGCCGCGGCGCCTTCACCTGCTGGGGCCGCTTCACGTGCTCGACCGGGTTACGGGCCAGGCGGCCATCCGCCACGGCCATGGCGAACGCGGCCTGGAGGCGGCCGAGGGCCAGGTTCACGCTCCGGGCGCCCAGCCCGGTCCCGGGCCGGCCGCCGATCTTCCGGCCCTCTCGGAGCATGAAGTCGCGGAGATCCTCGACGTCCCGGCGGGTGATGTCCTGCGCCCTCCGGGCGCCGAGCTGATCGCGGGCGCACCGCAGAGCGTCGGTGTAGGACCGGACGGTGGCCGCTTCCTTCTCGAAGGTCGCGCTGCGGAGGTAGTCATCGATCAGCTCGGCGACCGTCTCGCGGCTGGGCCGCACATAGGTGCCCTGGCGCCGCGCGCTGACGATGCGCGCCAGCTCGTCCTCAGCGTCCTGCCTCCGGCCGAACGTCTGCCGCTCCTGGATCCGCTTACCGTCCGCACCGCGGCCGGTATCCACCCGGAACCAGTAGCGGCGGCTGCCGTCCGGGAGCTTATAGCTGCGGATCTTAGGCACCCGGGCCGCCGTGCGGGTACGGCTTAAGCAGCGAGACGTTGCCGTCCCACACGCCCTCCTGCTTCGAGCCGCTGTACCTGGAGACTGGCAGGAGAGTCGCCTGGCCGCCCGGCAGGAGGATGTCCTGCCACTCCAGCTCCTTGGGTGGCTGAAGGATGGCCTCCAGCGAGGTCTCCAGGCTGATCATGAGCCCGAGCGCCTCCTCGCAGGTCAGCCGCCGCTTGCCGCGCTCGGTATTGCTGACGGTCTGCCTGCGCCACTCCCCGAACCCGAGGCTGCGCATCCGCGCGGCGAGATCATCCTGGGAGAGATCCGCGCCAGCGCGCGCAGCGCGCACGTTGCGGGCGATCAGCCCCGTGTACGTAGTCGGCGTCGGCACATGGCGAGTATCGCACTCTGAGAGTGCGCACTGCAAGCATCAGATGTCGCTTCGCATCGTCAGACGGTTGCGCCGTCGCGCTGCTATACGGATACTGGGAGGGCGCAGCGCAACGTCAGGGTGATCTACCGCAACGAGGGATGGCGCGATGACACTGAGAGAGTTCCTCGCGGAGCGTGACATCCGCCAGGACGCCGCCGCGGTGCTCGCGGGCGTTGACCCGAGCACGATCTCGCGGATCTGCATGGGCACCGCCAGGGCGCGGCCCGCGACCGTGGTCCGGCTTGCCAGGTCGCTCGGCGTGTCGGCCCGCCGCATGAAGGAAATGTGCGACGCGAGCTGGGCCGCCGGGCACAAGGGACAGGACGAGGCGGAATGGCTGCCGGTGGCCTGACCCTCCGGGAGATCCGGAGGCTGCCTGCCACGGTCGATGTGCCGACCGCTGCCCGCGCGCTCGGCGTCGGCCGGTCGACCTTGTACGAGGCGATCCGGCTCGGCAGCTCGCCCGTCAAGGTGATCACCGTGCAGCGCCGGGTCGTCGTGCTCACCGCGAGTTTGATCAACGTGCTCGAAGGCGGCGGAGACCATGCCAGGGCCGGATAGACGACGCGGCCCCGGCGAGGTCACCACGCCCCGCCAGGGCCCAAGCGTCGAAATCCGTCACGACACCGACAGCCAGAGCCTACGGCATGGCCCCGGCGGCGTGGCAGACCTCGATGGCTGGCGCTGGTTCGGTGAGCCGTCCAACTACAGCCTGGCGCCGTGGGAGCTCGCCGCCCACATCCGCCGCCTGCGCCGCCAGGGCTGGCAGTCGTGGGAGGTCCGCGTCAGGTTCGACACGAGGTGGGCGTCGTGACCGGCATCACGGGCTGGGCGGTGTGGCTGCAGCGGCGCCTCGGCGCGGCCGTGTTCCCTGTCGATCACCCCGGCCTGCCCCGGTGCGCAGGCTGGCACAAGCCCGAGTACCCGTGTGACGGCAAGCGGGGCAAGCACCCGGCCTGCTCCTGGGCCAGGGACTCCACTACCGACCCCAGGCTGATCACAAGGGCACTGGCCGGCGTACTGCGGAACACCGCGATCGACACGCGCAAGTCTGGGCTCCTGGTCGTGGATGAGGACCAGCCTGGTGCGTTCACCGAGTACGCGGCCAGCATCGGGCAGGAGATCCCGCAGACCTTCACCGTCTCCACCGCCAAGGGGCGGCACTTCTACTTCCGCCAACCCGGCGAACAGCTCGGCAACGGCGTGGGTGCCCTGGCCGGCCGTGGCATCGACGTCCGGGGCACCGGGTACGTCGTCGCCCCGGGCTCGGTGCACGAGACCGGCGTCATCTACACCGCGGATGACGCCGGCATTCCCGTGGCCGCGATCCCTGGCTGGCTGGTCACCGCGCTACGTTCCCCGGCACCCGGTGCCCGCGTCCAGCAGCCTGCCGGCCGGCGAACGGGCGGCTCAGTGCCCGCCCGTCTTCGCGGTGTCATCGCCGTGGTGCTCGATGCCCGGCCACCCGGGCCACGCGGGCAACCTCCCGGCGAGCGGAACAACGCCCTGTACTGGGCCAGCTGCCGCGCGGCCGAAATGGTCGCCGCCGGCGAACTCGACCAGGCCACCGCCATCCGGGTGCTCACCGAAGCGGGGGAAGCTACCGGGCTCGGCCCCGGTGCGGTGGCCGCCACCATCGACAGCGCTCTGCGGAGGGTGCTCGCATGACCAGCGAGAAGTCACGCCGCAAGGCCGCCGGGATCGTCGGCCGCGAATACGACGACGACAAGCGCCTGGTGGTCAAGGCCAGCAACCGGAACCCCGTCGATGTCGCCGACGACGTCGCCGAGCACATCCTCGCGGCCAACGATCCGCCGTTGCTGTTCAGCATGAGCCCCGCCGCGGTGGTCCTGCGGAACGGCGCCCTCGTGCCGCTCGACCCGGACGGCTGGCTGCTGTACGTCGCCCGCAGGGTGACCTTTACCGCGCCGAGCAGGACCGGCACGCAGATGGTCGCGCCGCCAGCGGCGGTGATGAAGCTGATCCCCTCCGTGGTGATCCCCGAGCTGCCGCCGCTCGACGGGATCGCCACCACGCCCTACCTCGACCGCGACGGCACCGTAATAGCTGAGGACGGCTACCACCCGGGCACTCGCCTGGTGCTGCACTCCGGCGGCTTCAAGATTCCCGCTGTCCGCGCTGCCCCGAGCGATGAGGACGTGGCCCAGGCGGTGAAGCTGCTGACCGTGGAATGGCTGGGCGACTTCCCGTTCGCCAGCCTGGCGGACAAGGCGAACGCCATCGCGGTGCCGCTCAGCATGACGGGCAGGATGTTCTTCGCCCTGGTGCCGTTGTTCGTGTTCGACGCCTCGACCGCCGGCTCCGGCAAGGGCCTGCTGGCTGCCACCATCTCCCTGATCGCCACCGGTGAGCCGCCGCAGGTGATGGAACTGCCCGCCGATGGCGAGGAGCAGCGCAAGAAGATCACCTCCGCGCTGCTGGCGGGCCAGGAACTGATCATGTGGGACGAGTCCCATGTCATCGCCGGGCGCACCCTCGCCGCGATCCTGACCGCCGAGAGGTACAGCGACCGCCTGCTCGGCGGGAACAAGCTGATCTCGGTGACCAACAGGTTCACCCAGGTGGCCCTCGGCAACAACGTCGAGGTCTGGGGCGACATGAAACGCCGCATCGTGCCGTCCCGCCTGGTCCCTGATGTTGAGCATCCTGAGCACCGCGCCGACTTCCGCCACCCCGACCTTGAGCAGTGGGCCCGCGACCATCGCGGCGAGCTGCTCGGCGCCCTGCTGACCATCTGGCGCAACTGGATCGCCAAGGGGCGCCCGGAGGCGGACACCGGGATGGGCAGTTTCGAGCGGTGGTCCCGGACGGTCGGCGGTGCGCTCCAGGCGGCCGGGATCACCGGATTCCGCACCAACACCGCCGGGTGGCTGTCGGACTCCGACGACGACGACGGGTGGGCTGACCACCTGGCCCAGTTGCGCGCCAGGTGGGGCGACAAGTGGTTCACCGTGGCGGACGCGGCCGACGCCGTCGACGCCGGTTACCTGAAACGGCCGCCGCTCAAGCGCGACCCGGACAAGACACTGGCCCAGCAACTCGCCTACAGCTACCGGAAGATCCGCGAGAAGTGGCACGGTGACCTGCGCCTGGTCCGGTCGGACAGCCGCGACTCAGCATCCGGCGGCCGTACCTGGTCGGTGATTCAGCGTCATTCGCAAACGCCGGAACCATCGTCAGGATCGTCAGGATCGTCAGGAGCCACTGACCATGCTGACCATCCTGACGACCTAAACCCCGTTCCACAACGAGACGACATGTGGGCCGGATGGCCGGCGGACAGCGCCGGTGCGGCGGCCCAGCCATGAAGCCGGCCATCACGGCGCTGCTCGACCAGGCCGGCGCCGCCACCGCACATGCGAACGGGCCGGTCAGCACTGTGGCATCCCATGGATGAATACAAGGAAACTTGCATCCCCATCCGTAGCAAGGTAACTTGCTTGCGTGTGCCAGTCATCTCAGCCAGTGCGCGCAAGCACGGCATCAGCGATGACGACATGCTGCATGCGCTGCGCAACCCGATCGGCGCTGACTACCTGGACGAAAGCCGCACCATGTTCATCGGCGCAGCCCGGGACGGCACCCTGCTCGAAGTCGGTGTCGCGGACAGCGATGACGGGCCGGTCATCATCCACGCCGACCGGGCCCGGGCCAAATACCTCCGGGGGAGAAGGTGATCAGTGATGCCGCGCACGACCGAGGAGATCCTCGCCCACGCTGAGGAGCTGGCGCGCCAGTTCGAGGATCACGAGCCCGGCGACGTTAAAGACGCCCGGCCGCTCCGGGACGTCGCCACAGCGTTCGCCCGTGTAGCCACCAGCGAGCGCGAGCTCGCCGACACGGTGAGCGTAGCCCGCGCCGAAGGCCATACCTGGGCGGCGATCGGCGCGATGGTCGGCACCTCCGGCGAAGCAGCCCGGCAGCGATACGGCAGCCGAGGGCACCGCCCCCGATCTCGCGCCCGGGGTGTGCGAGCACGAGCTTCATAGCAGCAAAGGAGACCGTGGACCATGACAAGTGATGTCCAGGAACGGATCGCGGCCGGGGACACCGTCAGACGGGTAACGCCACGTAGCCGCACGCCATACGGGCCATACGGCAAGGTGCGAGGACTAGTCGAAGTCGGCGCGGCCTGGCTCAGCGAAGGGTATCGCCGCGGCGAGGACTACGCCTTCGTGTCCTGGGACGGCTACGTGAAGGAGGAGGCGCTACAGGCCAGAAGCCTGGCGAAGGCCGTGCGCCCATAGAGTGCCGTGGCAGCGATGGATGGGAGCAAGACCTGCACGGTCTGCGGTGAGACCAAACCGCTGACCGAGTTCGGCAGGAGCGCGAAAGGCGTGGGTGGCCGCCGCTCGCAATGCAAACAATGCAACGCCGCCGCCGTGAAAGCCCTGTACGTGCCGCGGGTGCATCCACCCGAGCAGGTGACATGCCCGCACTGCGGGCAGGAGTTCACCCGGATCCGCACCCACGGAGCGCTAAGGGTCTACTGCTCACGCAAATGCACGGCCGCGGCCGGCGAGGAGCGGAAACTCCAGCGGAACGCCGGCCTGGGCGCCCGGCGCTGCGCCTGCGGCGCGGAAGTGACCACCCACACCGGCAAGCCGGTGTGCCCAGACTGCCGAAAAGATCCGCGGCCAGATGCTCAGATCCGGGACCGCCGCCGCACGCTGCGGACGTACGGGCTGACCCAGGAAGAATGGGACCGCCTCATCGCACTCCAGGGCAACGCCTGCGCCGTCTGCAAAACCACCCAGCCCGGCGGCCGCAGTGAACACTGGCACATCGACCACGACCATGTGACAGGCCAGGTCCGCGGACTGCTCTGCCACCGGTGCAACTTGGGCATCGGGCAGCTGCGCGACGACCCGCAGATCATGATGGCCGCCGCACGGTATGTGGCCGCGCACCGCAGCGACGAGCATCCCGCTGAGCAGTCCTGACCGCGACCCGGAGCCGGACAGACATACCTAGGGGGGGTCATAACGAACGTAACGGACATAAGGGTAGGACTCCGGGTGCTTCATGCACATACGCTGTGTCACCACACCGTGTCACAATGGATCATGGCCGATTCGGATGCGCTGCGGAGCAGGCGCAAACGGCTTCATTCGGCCGGTGATCACTCGCTTTGCCGCCGCTGTGATGCCCTCAGCGCGGCTGCGGCAGTGCCCGCGGCCGGTGATCTTCCGGGCGGCCCGGACGCGGCGCTGCTACGGCTGGCGATTCGGCTGGAGGCCGCGCACGAGGCCAATCCCGGCGACGCCGCGGTGGCGCGGGTGCTGAAAGAGACGCTGCTGGCCCTGCGGGCCGGTGAGACGGGGCCCGATGCCGAGCTGGCAGAGCTGCTTGACGCCGTGCGCGCCTAGGTGGGCGACCCCGGCCGTGCCGGGGCGCCGCAGCCTGGCGGCGGGCATCGCGCAGACGGCCTCGGCGCTGGGCTGGCAGCTGCTGCCGTGGCAGCACGCGGTCAACGAGATCAGCACCGAGATGGAAGACGGCGCGTTCGTCTACCGGCAGGTGGTGATCGAGCTGCCGCGCCAGCAGGGCAAGTCCGTCGACCTGCTGTCGATGATGGTGACCCGGGCGCTGCGCCGCCCGGGGACGCAGATCAGCTACACCGCGCAGACCCGCCTCGACGCGCGGCACCGGCTGCTGGATGTCTGGTGGCCGCGGATCGCCCGCAGCAAGCTGGCGCCGCTGGTGCGCCCGCGCATGGGGTCGGGATCCGAGGCGCTGCTGTTCGCGAACGGCAGCATGCTGGGCCTGGTGTCCGGCACCGAGACATCCGGTCACGGCGACACGCTGGCCCTGGCCGTGATTGACGAGGCGTGGAGCCAGAGCGATAGCCGGCTGGAGCAGGCGATGCGCCCGGCGATGATGACCGTCGCCGGCGCGCAGCTGTGGATCGTGTCGTGCGCCGGGAAGGAGACCTCGTCCTACTTCCGCGGCAAGGTCGCGGACGGCCGCAGCCGCGCCGAGATGGGCGTGACGGACACCGGCTGCTACATCGGCTACTCGGCGCCCGATGACGCCGACCCGGCCGACCCGGCGACCTGGGCGGCGTGCATGCCCGCGCTCGGGGCGACGGTGAGCGCGGAGACGGTGGCTAAGGACTTCGAGCTGATGGACCTGGCCGAGTTCCGCCGGGCGTACTTGTGCCAGTGGCCCGAGGTCGCCAAGCCGGGATGGGGCACGTTCAGCCAGTCGGCGTGGGAGCAGTGTGGGTATCCCCGGTGATCATCAGAAGGTGCGCCGGGTGCTGCTGGCGGCGCTGGCTGATGGCCAGCCGTGCGCCCGCTGCCAGGCCCGCGGGATCTATCACCCCATGTACCGTGCGCAGGCTCGCTACCTCGACGTTGACGAGTTCCCGGGGCGGATGTACGGCGGTCCGCAGGTGCGGGCGCTCTCGAATCGGACTTGCAACCGGCAGGCGGGCGCCCGGGCCGGGAATGCTGCCCGGGCGCAGCGCACCGTGCGGAGGAGCCAGGCGATGATCAGGTGGGCTGCGGGCGCCGAGGTGTACGCCGACCGGCGCAAGACGGCGATCGTGCTGGCGGGCCTGCCGCAGGAGGGATGGGCGGACGTCGAGCTGCTGCCGCTGGTCGACGGCACCGACGCCGCGCCCGCGCTGGCGCAGCTGGCGGCCCGGCTGGCGCTGTCCGTGGTGGCGATCGACCCGAAGTCCAACGCGGCGACACTGGTGGAGCAGGCCCGCGCGGCGGGCCTGCCGGTCGAGTGCCCGGACGCGGCCGGGATGGCCCTGGCGCACGGCACGTTCGCCGACCTGATGACCGCGGGCCGCCTGCGCCATCACAACCAGGACGCGCTGACCGCGGCGGTACGGGGCGCTGAGCAGCGGCGCCTGGCCGGGGCGGTGGCCATCCAGCGGTACGGCAGCGCGGTGGACCCGGCGCCCGCGGTCGCGGCCGAGCTGGCGGTGTGGGCACTGCTGCACGCGGCGCCGCAGCCGTTTTTCGGGAGCTGGAGATGACCGGCCCACTGGCACATCTGCCCGGCTGATACTTCGCCGCTGATCCGCCGCGCACACTGATAAATCGGCTCTGACGTGGGACAATTGAGCCAGCGGCGGGCCGCTCAGCCCGATGACAGGGCCGCCGCCAGCGTGGCCTCACCCCCGTCCGGCGCGTCCAACTCCTTCGCCCCGGACGGGGGTGAGGCAAGGCGAAGGAGTGAGGTGCCCTATGAGCTTTGACCTTGACCCCGGGGTCTCCGGGATCGGCCCGGTTGAGCAGATCACGCGCTACCTGGAGAGCCAGGGCATCGACGTCGCCGGGAGCCTGCGCAATGCCGGGTACGCCCGCCAGCACGCCGCCCGCCGGACTGCGGACCGCGCCGAGGCGCTCAAGGGCACCGCCCGCGCGCTGCGCCGGGCCCGCCGCGCGCTCGAGCTGGAGGTGGCCGGGTGGCGGGCCGGGTGGGCCGGGTACACGCTGGACGAGGTGACCTGGCGGCAGGCCGAGGTGGCCGAGCTGGCCGATCAGCTGGCCGAGGGCTGCGGCAACGACCCGGCGACGATCGCCGCGGTGAAGCGGTCCGTGGCCTGATGCCGGTCTACCGGATCCCGCCGCAGCCGGAGCTGGCACCGGACCCGGCCGCACCGCCGGACCCCGCGCGGCTGGTCTGCGGCCTGGCCGCCTCGCTGAGCTACGGCAAGTGGACCCTGGAGGAGCTGCAGATCTGCGCGCGAGCCGCCCAGGAGGCAGCGCCGGTCCCGATGCGGCGTAACCACCAGCAGGACCTGCACGTCAGCGGCGGAGTCGCGTTCACCGATACCGGGCGATGGCTGCGGTTCGCTGCGGTCCCGGGCACCGGCGACGGATTCCCCGGCGGCCTGGTGACCCTCGGTGAGGTCTACCCGGTCTCCGCCGGGCTGCTGCGGGCCATGGCCATCGGGCAGTGGATGTGCCTGTCCATCAGGGGCGAGGAAGAGCGGGTCCTGTCCGACCCGGCCGACTGGCCCGGGATCCTTCGGCTGTCCGAGGTCAGCCTGGTGGATCACATCGGCAACCAGGCCGACCCGGACGCGCTGGTGCTCGGCAGCGGGCCCGGCGCCCTGACCGTGTGGGAGCTACTGACCGGCCAGCCGGCGGATCTGTGA